TCTGCTAAAGTTTATCAATTCAAAAACCTTCATTTTCACAAAAATTTGTACGTTTGCAACGTCTCACTTATTTAACAACAAAAAAAACGCACTCAATCAGAGTGGCAGAGGGAACACCCCCGGCCGCGCTCTGGTTGAGTGCGTATGTTTAATAGTAAGTGAGACGACTGTTTTACAGGCCGGGGGATTTTTTACCCCCCCCTTATCATTTCGTTCAAGTCCTTGTTATTCATATCTTTAGTTCCATTCTTCGTTTTCCCATGTCGTGCCCACCGACGCCCGGCTGAACGTGCCGCTCACAGCGTTGTAAATACTTATGAACCACTGGCACAGCGGCACCTTGAACAACGTCAGCCCCGACGCCGTCTGCATTAAACTGCTGTCCGACTTCGAATAATGAAACTTCATCGTAGCACCCGTTATCACGCCGTAGCCAACGCCCAAGGCCTCTATCGCCCCCGCTCCACCCTTGTCGTATATCGCCTTCAGCTTCAAATGCAGCGCGTCCCACGTCACAGGGTAATCCACAAGCACATAAGGCGGAGCCTCGCGGTTGTACAACATGTCATCACCCAACCTCACAACATACGGGCACAACACCGCACTCGCAGAAAAAGCCGGCGCACCTATCAACTCCACCGTCGCGCCAACCAGGTTGTTCATCGCGTTCGGCACAAAATAACCGCCGCTGCCGCTCACCCTCTTGCCCGAAAAATAATCAGCACCCGCAAGCACACTCTGCGCCACACTCCTTATGCCGCCCGAGTTCACACGGCTCAGGTAATACGTGCTGCCGCTCTTCTCCAAATAAGCATGCTTGCAGAACGTCCGACCGCCCAACACATACATACCGTGCGTCGACGTGTGCTCGCCCGTGTTGTCCAACGCCGAGCAAGCATGCAGTATCACCCTGCTGCCTATGAAATCGGGGTCGGGCGGCATAAATACATACGACTTCGCGCTCGAGGGCTGCCCGCTGTTATGCACGAACATCCAGCCCAGCGACCCGCCGCCGTCCTTGCCTATAAAGATATTGTCGTTCGCGTATGGTTGCTGCACCACGCTCGTCCGCAGATTACCTGCTACGGTCAAGTTCCTGAACGTCGCGTTGTTAGCGTTGAACTCTTCTCCCTCTATTATCGTTTTCTCTGCCACGAGCGTTATCGTCGAGTTTTCCCCGTCTAAGTGTATGCCGGCCGACTCCACGTCGTTTTTCAAAACCCGCAGGTTTATCTCCTTGTCCAACTGCTGAATCTCGCTCTCATACCTCAACGACGCACCGCCGCCACCCGTCGCCATGCCGCCTTTCTCCACCTTCCAGCCGTAACACCACACCTCGGAACCGGTGTCGAACAGGCGCAAGGGGTACACCCGTCCGTTTTTGGCCACCGTCTTGTCTGTCGTTATCGTGGCCTCGTAGCGTTTCCACGTGCTGGTCAACTCCATGTATTCTGTTTCGCCGTCCGTGTCAATTCGCTTCGCGCCGTCCATGGTTATTGAACCTAAAGTGTTCGCGGTCATATACATCTTTATCCGCCCGGTGCCCTTTGCCCATACGCTTATAGTATATTGCGTGTCCGGCTCGACAAACGTCAAAGTATTTGTCTTGGAGCGCACCACGTCGGCGAAGCCAACCGCTACTTCCAAGGCCGTCATTTTGTGATACAGCACCGTTCCCGTCGTACCGTCCGCCAAGGTGGCTTCCGTCTCCGTGGCGGTGGTTGTCAAGTCCCTGTCGTCCACATTCAGCAAATTCGGACGCTCTTCGTAGTCACCCGCCTGCGCCTGCCACGTGGTCGCCGCCGGACCCTCTTCAAGCTGCACCCACACCACGGCGCCCTTGCCCTCCGTGGCACTCGCCGCGCCCTTCACGACGTTCACTCCATAAACCAACACACGCACCTCATCATTATACGTGTCACCGTTCTTGTCCTCAAGCACGAACGTCAGGCTCTTCTCTGCAAAATCCGCCTCCGTAAACCTTATCGCGTTGCTCCGTCCCCATTGCCCGCTCGACTGCACGGCGTAAGCGCTCACAAACAAGTCCTTGCCCTCCTCAGCGCACGCCCGCGCCGACAACGTGTACTTCACGCCCTTCTTCAGTTTCACCCACGTGTTGCCGGCCTCCGTGCGCACCACCGCGCGCCACATCGAATGCGGCAACAGGTTAGGCCCGCCCAGCGGCATACTCTCCACGGTGCTCTTCAGCTCGCCCGCCGTCGTCTTCAGCGTCGCCAGCTGCTGGTACATACCTTCCGAACCCCATATCTGCTCCACGCTGCCGTCCTGCAGGGCTACAATCTCCGACATCGACGCCTTCACGTCAACCGTGAACGGCACAGTAACCCGCCGCGTCTCCGTCCGGTTCTTGTACGTCACCGTCACGTCAAACACCGCGCTCCCGCCGCTCACCGGCAGCATTATCGTCTTAGTCGTCGTCCCGCCCTTGCCGTCAGGCATTTTCGCGGTCTTCTTCACGGTCTCCACGCCGCTCAGCGTAACCGTCAGCACACCGCCGCTCACACTCGTCCCTAACGTCGAGAAACCCGTCTTCACCAACGTCCCCGCCCCGCCGTAGGCCACGCTCGCGGCGGCACTGCCGCACTTCGCCGAAATCTTCGCCGTGTTACCCTCGTACACCACGCTCCCGTCGCTCTCCGTTTTCAAGGCAATAATGCCCGGCTCTACGTCCACCGTCACCGACAGCGCCTCCTCGTCCGCCGTCAGGTCAAACGCCGTCATGTAAGCAATGTACCACACCAGCGGCGACGCCTCTGTCGGGGTGCTCCCGCCGTTTATGTATATGTGCCCGCCGCTCGAGAACGAACCCGTCGCCCCGCACGTCGTCTTTATCAGGTACGTCTCATACTTGCCCGTGCCCGCCCGCGAAGTCAGGAACTCATGCTTGTAACCCGTGCCCATCTGGTTGCTAATGCTCTCCAACGTGTAGCCCGACGGTATCTTCGCTATTATCTTCTGCACGAACACCGCCCCAGCACGCGACGCTATGCCCTGGCACACGCCACCATGCCCCGGGCTCTGCGCCGCGCCCACAGTCACCCTTATGCAGTAGCCCGACCCCGTCGGCACGTCCGTCAAACCCGACGTGCTTATCCGCTCAACCAGCAGCTTCGCCTTGTTAGCCGCAGTACCGTTCGAATACTTTACAATGTTGTTCATCCCGCTCTTGAACGTCGGGTCCGCAAACATCATCTTACCGCCCGACAACGTCTCGCCCGTCGCACCCTTGTCGCCTTTCGCGCCTGTGTCGCCCTTCGCACCCGTCGCACCCTTGTCGCCGTACACGCCTATCACAACCGGGCTGCTCTTCGACGACGTGCCGTCCGTGTAAGCCGTAACCTCGTAATTCCACAAATACTTCTTCGTCGCCGTTATCGTCTGCACGCTCGTCGTCCAGCCGCTCGTGCCCGTCGTAACGCCGCTCCCCGCACTCGTCGCCAAATAATACTCCGTTATCGACTTGATACCCTTGCCGTCCTTGCCCGCAGCACCGGTCGCACCCTTGTCGCCGTACACGCCTATCACGCGCGCCTCAGTGTCCTTGTAACTGCTGTCGGTGTAAGTCACACGCTCGTAATTCCACAAATATTTGTTCGTCGACGTCAACTTCGGCACTGTCGTGCTCCACGTACCCGGCTTCGTCGTGTTCGACGTGCTCACAGCGTAATAATTCACAATCGACTTGATACCCACGCCGTCCTTGCCGTCCGCGCCCGGTTTCCCGTCCGCACCCGCCGGACCTTGCACTCCTTGAGGCCCGCGCTCGCCCTGCGGACCTTGTTCGCCTTGTGGGCCTTGCGCGCCCGCAGGGCCGGTGGGTCCAGGGGCTCCCTGGTCGCCCTTGTCGCCCTTCGCACCCGTAGCACCCTTGCCGCCCGTCACGCACACCGCGTTCGTCGTCACCGAACTGCCGTCCGTGTACGTTATAACCGAACGCGTCCACATGTACTTGCCGTCCGCCCAAGCCGGTACGCTCGTCCCCCAGCTGCCGCCCGACTGCGACGTGCTCGAACTCGACAAATAATACTGCTCCACTATGCTCTTCACACCCTTGCCCGCAGCACCCGTCGCACCCTTGCCGCCCGTCGCGCCCTTCGCGCCGGTTATGCAAACAGCGGCCGTCTCCTTGCTGCTGCCGTCCGTGTAAACAACCTTCGTCTTGCTCCACATGTACTTCCCGTCAGCCCACGCCGGAGCGTCCGTGCTCCAGCTCCCGCCCGTAAGCGACGAACTCGAACTTGAAAGATAATACAACACGTCAACGCTCGCCACGCCCACGCCGTCCGCGCCCGCAGGGCCAGTGGGTCCAGGGGCTCCCTGGTCGCCCTTGAACTTGCTCCACGTGTATTCTTCCGGGTTGCTGCCCTCCGTGGCCGTACTCTTGTTCACGGCTATTCCTATGTATTGCGTCGTCGCCTTCGGCACCTGGTACATACCCGTGCCGTCCGCATTGTCCGAATACTGTATCCAAGTGTATGTCGTCTTTCCGTCCGCACCCTTGGCGCCCGGCACACCTTGCTCACCCTTTATCTCGCTCCACTGGTAATCACCCGGCACATTGCTCTCCGTCGCCGTCTCCTTGTTGTACGCAAAGCCTATGTACGCCTTGCCCGTCGGGTCGTTCGATATTCCGCCCCCGCTCTCATCGTCCGCATAGCGAATCCATGTGTACAGCGTCTTGCCGTCCGCACCCGCCGGACCTTGCACTCCTTGAGGACCGCGCTCGCCCTGAGGGCCTTGAGGACCTTGTTCGCCTTGAGGACCTTGTTCACCTTGAGGACCTTGTTCACCTGCAGGGCCAGTGGGTCCAGGGGCTCCCTGGTCGCCTTGCGCGCCCTGGTCGCCCTTGCTCACGCGCAGCTGCCAGTCGTCGCCCCTACCGGGCTCTTCCGTCGTACCCTCCGGCGATATGCAAATCCAAGTGCTGCCACCGTGGCTTACCTCGTCGTAATAACTGTATGCCTCGCCGCTCTCCCAGTCGCCGCGCACCAACACCTGCGGGAACTTCACGCCACCGCTCATCCACCTGAACATGTCGCTCCTGAACGACACCTCCCCCGGCGACAATATGAACAAACGCTTCTCCGCGCCCAGCTCATAAGCCGTAACACCCGTGTAGGCCTCTATCGACGGCGTGTTCTCACCGCTCGTCGAAAGGATGATAAGCGAAGTCCTGTCCTTGTCCCCCTCGTCGCCGCTCAAACGGAAACCCATTTGAACTATCTTGTCCCCCGCCGCCGGCTCGCTGTTCGTAACGCCTTCGTCGTAATCCGTCTCCGAAAGCACCACGTAGTCCTCGCCAACCTCCGTCACCAAACGCCAGTAATACTTGCTCTGCACGCTTTCATTCGTGCCCTCGGCAACATCAAATTTTTGGCAGCGCGCCTGGTCGCCCGCTTTCCAGAAATTCTGCACCTCGTCGCCCTCGTTGCTCGTGAAACTGCACTTCCAGCCGCCCGACACTTTCTCGACCTTCGTAATCTCATTACCGGCCTTGCTCAACACTATGTTGCCGCCCACGTAGCTCAACTCCCGTATCTCGAGCTTTAGGAACGTCGCAATCTTCCTCACCAGCAGCTCGTCAATCTCCATCTTCCAGCTGCTCCCGTTCTTGTATATCGCAACGCCCGCGCCCGTCGCACCGCTCACGAAATCCGCGCTCCGCAGCAGGCTAAGCACAATGTCCGCCGCCTCCGTCACTTTCAGCCGGCCCGCCTCCGCGCTCGTCGCTTTCATCAGCGTGGCAGCCACCTCCGCCAGCGTAGCCTTCCCGGACTTGTCTATGCCGTAGCTGCCTATTTTCAGTCCGCCGGTCAGCGTGGCCAGCCCGGCTACTGCTATCGCCTTCTCGAACGTGATGTTGCCTTTCACCACGTCGTCCTTCAGCCGGCTTACGAACATGTCCCACACCTCGCTGTCCTCTGTCAGCGTCTTTGCCTCGTCCGCCGTTCCGGCCGTGTCCGCATACCCGGCTTTCGCCTTCTCCGTCACGGTCTCCGCGTCCGGCATGTCCGTTATGGTTACATACCCGTCGTCCGTCACGCCTATCTTGTCTAACGCACCCTTGTTCGCGTGCACATGCCCGTCGCCCTGCGCCGAACCCGCATTGCCCGAACCAGAAACCGTCGAACCCGCCGAACTGGCCGGCGCTTGCGCCCCCTCGGTGCCGCGCGACGCGGCACGGCGGCGCCGGGGGGTCGGCTCACTCTTTATCACCTTCAACGTAAACTCCTTCTCTGCCATGTTACTGTTCCTCCTCTTCGTTATCGTCTGTTTCTACTTTAACATATTCGTCCAACGTAAACTCCGTCACCTCTATCTCCGTCGTGCCGGCACGCACGTCCTCAGCCGACGAGCTCATCACGAACGCCTTGTAACCATACGCCGGCATTACCTGTTGGTTTGCGCCCGTAGGGCCATTGGTCGCCGGCACCAGCCCCGTGTCGGTCATGCACCGGTCAAAATACACGCACAAACCCCCGGCATGCGAACCGGCCAGCAGGCGGCCGCTTAATGTCGTGTGCCTTCTCGCATACTGGCTGTACAACGTCCCAATCAGCAGCTCCTCAATCTGTCCCGTGTACCCCCCGCGCGTTATCTCCGTTACCTGCGCACCGTCCGCAGTCAGGTACACGCCCCGCGCGCCCGGCACGCCACCCGCCGCGCTCCCGCATATCGTCTCAATCTCCAGCGCCTCCTCAGCCTCCGGCTCAAGCTCCGCGCTGTACGTTATGTCGCTGTCGTCCAACGCCTCGTCAAACGCACGCGCACGCACCATCTCCACCTCCGGCAGCTTCATCCACACGTGCCGTATCTTCCAGCGCCCCGCGCTCTCGTATTCGTCCCAAAAACCGCAGTCCGTCGAGTGGTACGTCTTGTCGAAGTCGCAGCCCTGGTCCGCCGCCGTCCAGCCCCCGCACAACACCTCCACCCACAACTCGCCGCCCCCCGCCGGGCACGGCACGTAAGCCCCCTCGCATTTCGACAGCTGCGTCGTCACCTGCCCCGAGTGAGGGTTGATACCAGGCCGGTTCTTCGCCCAGCCGTTCGCCACGCCCGCCGTGTTCTCCCGGTCGCTACCCGAGTAATAGGCCAGGTAACCCCACACGCCCGGCTTCCCGTCGCTCTCCGTGTATTCCTTCCATTCGCCCAACGTCGAACCCAGGCTCTTCAGCTTCGCCGGCGCCTTCGCCTGCACCTCCTGCCGGTTGTCCCAGCACCATGTCTTGCCGCCCGCGTCCTTCCATTTCACGCACACCGGCACATACACAAAGTTGCCGTACCTGTTCCACTGCTCCTGGTATGTCCTTTCACGCGCACCCTCCATCCATTCGCCCGCCGTCTCGAACGGGTTGCTACGCGCGTCCAGCAACAGCTCCACAGTCACCTTCACATACAAGCCCTCATCCACCGGCAACGCCCCCGCCGCAGCCTGCGAATCGGCGCCCGTAGGGCCATTGGTCACCGGCACCAGCCGGCTCTTGAACAACACACCCTTCGGCGTGCCAGCGTGCAGCTCGTCCGGCATGACACCCATGCAACCCAACACCATACTCTTGTCGCTGCTGTCGCCGTACATCCCCACAGCGGTGTACATCACGGCCACGCCCTCGCATTCCGTACCGCCGTTCTGCGGCACCACCTTGAAGTATCTCACCCGCTCGTCCGTCAAATCCGCGTTCTTCCCCGTCCGGCTCGTCCATAGCGTGAAACCCGCGTCCGTCTCGTCGCCCCACACGTCGCTGTCCGTCGTGTAATGGTATGTCGTGTACCTGCACTTCCCGTCCGCCGACGGCCTACCGCCGTCCAATATGTACTCCGGCCCGAAGTCCGTCAAACCAGCGTCCACCGCCGCCGTCCAGCAATCCGTCTCCAACAGGTTGCCCGTCCGCACGTAAGGGCTCCATTTCACCCGCACGTTGTTATACACCCTGTCCGTGCCCAACGTCTGCGTCGCGCCCGCCCATTCCAACATCACCTTCTCCGCACCCGCGTGCAGGCCGTTCAGGTCGTACACATACACCAAACCGCCACACTGTATCATCCTCAACGCCAAAGGCTGCAACACACCCTCCACAACCTCTTCGGCCGTAATCGCCTCGCCGTCCTCGTCGTAAAAGTTGTCGCCGCTAACATACAACTCATCCAACAACCCCGCCTCAGCCTGCGAACTTGTCGGCGCTTGCGCCCCTTGCGCCCCGGTCGCAACCGGCGCCCCCTCGGAGCCGCGCGACGCGGCCGGCACCAGCCGGGACGATATGTAACCGTCGTATATCTCCATGCCCGCCAAACCCGCGGCCTCCAACGCACGCTCCAATATCGACCGCAGGCTCTGCACCTCGTGCCCGTACAGTTTCTTGCGTGCCAGCACACCGAAGTCCGAAAACGTCAAACTCACCGTGTACCCGCTCGCGCTCTCATACGGTTCCTCGTACAGCTCCGTGTCAAGCGTCCCCCGCCAGTACAGCGCACCCGCGCGGTACACGTCCAGCCGCACCGCGCACGGCTTCACCGAATACAAATCCACGTATGTCCTGTCACCCGGGCTAATCAGCTTCAGCGTCGCCGAACTGCCCTGTATCACCTCCTCCTTCGCCCTCTTCTCCCATTCAATCAGCAAAGGCTCGTCATACGGGAACGACAACTCACCTACCGTTCCCTCTTGCGAACTTGCCGGCGCTTGCGCCCCTTCGGAGCCGGGCGACCCGGCAGTTTCCGAATCTTCGTGGATCTCCACCCGCCACAACGTGCCGTCCGTCCCCGCGAACTCACCCGCATATCTCTTGTACATCATATTTCAATGCCGTTTAAATTGTTTTCATATAATCTTCAAATCCGTTTGCCCCGGTTCTGCGGCTCATAAGCCGTAGAACCCGTTGCCCTCCGGTGGCAACCGGGCCACCCGGCTATCTTCTTGAACTCAACCGGTTAACCTTCTCCAATATCCCAACTAACGTGCGCCCCTCAATCTCGAAACGCACCTGCCCCGCCTCGAAACCCCGTTGCGGCTCAATCAGCGAACGCAACTTGTTCAGCGGCGCTATCACCTCCGGGTTGTTCCGCGCCCCCGCGTATTCGCCCACAAGCGCGTAGGTCGGCCCGCTCACTATGCCGCCCTCCGCAAACGCCGTCGCCTGCCGTATCGACGCTATCGTGCTTATCAGCGTCGCCGTGCCCGCCGCAGCACCGGCTATCCACGTCCACACGCTCGGCTCGCCCTTGAGGCTGTTGGCGAATGTCAACGCCAGCGTCGCCACCGCCTGCGCTATCGTACCCATTATGTTGAACGCCGGCTGCTCGAACGCCTCGCCCAGCGCGCCGAACATCTGCCCCGTCGCCTGGGCCGTCTTGCCCACCTTGTCCAGCCCCTTGCGCATACCCGCCAAACGGTCCTCGTCGTCCTCCATATCCAACGGCTGCAACGGGTTTTCCTCTTTCCACGCCGCGAAGTCGTCGCCTATCCTCTGTGTCAGCTCACGCGCCGCGGCCGCCGTCTCCTCCGGCTTGTCTATCCCTATGCGTATCTTCAACTCGCCCAACGCCGACTGCAACATCTCAACACGGTTCTGCAACTCCCGTGCAAGCCCCATGTCCGCCGTCGCATTCATCTGCTCCTGCAACCCGCGTATCGCGCCCTCATACCAGTCTATGCTGCCCAGCACCGCCGCACTTGTAGAGACGCGATTCATCGCGTCTCCATTCATCGCGTCTCCGCTGTTCTCAGACACTAAGCTGGGACGTTCCGATGAGCCTTTCACCGCATATTCTACCGTCTCCTTTGCCAGCGCGTCCATCTCCTTGCGCACGCCCGCCAGCGACGACCACAAGCCCCGCAGCTTGGCATTCGCCTTCTCCACGTCGCTCGAACCGGCTATCTCCACCTCGCCCGCCACGGCTAAGTTTCCCATCGTGGCAAAAGGCATGTCGTTCCTCAGCCGCGTCTCCCTCTTCGTCGAATACTTCTTCAGCGTCCCGTCCTCGTTGTAGCGTATGTCGTGTATGTTCTGCTGTATCTCCGCCGCCTCGTCGGCTAATTTGCGCATGCGCGCCTCGTTCTCCATCTGTCTGCACCACGCCGCGCTGTTCTCCGTCAACGCCTTGTACCAGTCCGCCACGCTCGCGAAATAACCCATCGTCTCGCCGTAGCGGTTGTTCAACCGGTCCACCAGCGCCGCTTCCTCTTCCTTGTTCCCCTTCCAGTTCTTCAGCGTCGCCAAGTCGCTTTCCATTTGGGCTCGCACGCCCGCCATGCTCTCCTTCACCGAGTCGTAGCTGTCTGCCACCGACTCCGCCGCCTGAGCGGCCTCTTCCGTGTCGTCCGTAAACGCGCTCACAGCCGCACCCAACGCCATGAGAGCCACGCCTATGCCCGTCGACACCAACAACGCCCTCAGCGCCACGCCCAACATGCCAACGCCCGCCGCAGCACCACGCGCCGCAGTGCCCAATAGTGTAGTACCCGCCGCAGCACCACGCGCCGCACCGCCGTACAGCACGAAGTTGCGCGTCGCCGTCGCCGTCGCCCTCACCATGCCGGCTATGCCAACAACCGCGCGCACCACGCCCCCGCGCAAACCGCCGAAGGCTAATCGCAACATCGCTATCGCCTGCGCGTTCTCCGCCGCCACCATCGCTATGGGGGCTAATATGCCCGCGTGCTCTGTGAGGGTTATCTTCAGGTCTTCCAACACCGCCTTCATCTGCATGTATTTGTGCATCTGCGTGTCGGTCCGCACCGCCGCCTGTTCCATGGCAGTGTTCGTGCCCGTCACCTTGGCCGTCATCTCGTCCACAGCCCGCGCGTTCTGTATCAGGAACTGCGCCGCGGCTATGTTCTCCACGCCGAACACCTTCGTCAGGTAGGCCGCGTCCTCCAACTTCGGCTGCAACGCTTCCAACGCCTTGCCTAACGATGTCTCGCCCAAGTCCACGCCGAGCTCCGTGTTCAACCTGATTATTATGTTCCTCAGCGCCGTGCCGCTCTCATGGCCTTTCAAATTGGCCTGCGACAGTATCTCCAACGCGCCCGCCGTGGCTTCCACGCTCAAACCCATGGCCGAAGCCGTCGCACCCGCTATCCTGAACGAGTTCGACAGGTCTTCTATCTCCGCCGCACCGTACTTCGAACCGGCTGCCAACACGTTGGTCACCCTGCCCGCCTCGTCGGCGCTCAGGCCGAACTGGTTCACCGTCGCCGCCAACGCATTCGCCGCCGCGTCCAAACTCATGCCCGAAGCCTCGGCCAGCGTGACGCTCTGCTCGGCCAACTCGTTCAGGCCTTTCATGCCTATGCGCGAAATCTCTATCTGCGACGCCAGCAGCGAATACGCCCGCGCCGCCGTGTCGGCACCCAAACCGCTCTCGCGGCCTATCGCACGGCTGCGCTCAGCCAAGTCCTCAAGGTCCTTCCCCGCTATGCCGGTTATCGAACTCAAATCGGCCACCGACTGCCGGAACTGCAAACCCGCGGCTGCAGCCCCGGCCACGACCTCGCCTAAACGTTCGAATTTTTCAGCCACTGCTACAAAATCAGTAGCTTTCAATTTGTCGCAAATGCTCCGGAACTTGTCCGTCTGCGACGTTGCCTGGCGCGACGAGGATGTCACACCGTCGAACATGGACTTTATTTTTTTCAGCCCATCGCTGATTTTGTCTGTCAGCGTTATCTTAATTGAAACATTTTCCATATATTTACAGCGTGTTACAGTTTTGAACAATTTTGAACCATGTTTGACAATATCATATTATCCCTGTTCGAAATATTTATCAAATGGGTGGTATGTCCCATGGTAATCCTCGCATTGTTGTATCTGCCCGTGTGGTTCGTAAAGGACATAATAGACGAAACGAAACGCGAACGGCAGGAAAAAAACGCTGTCGACCCGTTCGACGAGATTATAAAGAACCTCGAAAACATCGACCGTAATGTCCGGGAACTCGCCGACAACATCAAGGAGCAACCCGCCGAGCCGAAAGGCAAATAACCTGCATTTCCCATACTGTTTAAATTTTATTGTCCTCTCGTAGAGCCGGCGATTCATCGCGTCTCATTTGCGCCCCGGTCGCAACCTCCGGGGCCACCCGGCGACCCCGCCCAGTTGGCGGCTTCCCATTCGCGACGTTTCACAAGGCCCTTCTGAACCTCGCCCCCCGCGTACACCCAGCGGCGGAACTCCGCCTGTATCTCCGCCGCGTCCGCCCCGGCGCGTATCTTTTTAAGCAGCGTCGAGCCTTCCAGCGCACCAATGCCTAAGTTGAACACGAAGTCCACCAGCGCCTCCGCCTGCCCCTGTGCCAGGTCTAAGCCCAATGCCTCCACCTCGCCCGCAGCCACGGCCAAGTCCTCGCGCAGCCATGCCTCCGCCTGCAAGCGGGTGCAACGCTGCCCGGGTTTAACGCCCTCCGTGTGGCCGTAACCTATCGTCCACACCCCGCCCGGGCATTTGTATGCCTTGGTGCGCAAGCCCTCGAACTCCGCCACCTTTTTCACGAAATCGTCTGTTATCTTTATCATCGTTCAATCATACTTTTAATACTGTTCAAATATCTTTCAAATCCCCCCTGTAGAGACGCGATTCATCGCGTCTCAATTGCGCCCCGGTCGCAACCGGTTTGCCCGCATGTAGGCATTCAGCCTACATGCTTTTGGTCTCCGGCACCAGCCGGCGGCGTGATAATGCCGCCGCATAGCGTGCCATTATCTCCTCGCGGCTCAGAGCCTCCGGCTTCGTCTCATCCTCGTCCCACGCAAAGCGCATTATATCCTTCGCCTCGAGGGGCTTCTTGCTGTAAGGCTGCAATGCGAACAGGCACACCGTGCGCACCTGTTCCCAGCCCATGCGTTCCCGGCGCTCCTCCCGTGCGTGCCACGCTTTCATCACCTCATCAAACTCCGAAGGGGTGCACCGGCAAAAGTCATCCGCACTCATGCCCGCACACCCCAACGCCATACCCAACAGCTCCTCTATGCCTGCACTCCGGCCGCAGCTTTTTTTTTCGGCGAATCCTGTCCGCCGTAAAAAGCCTGCAACTCGCCCGGCTCTAAGCAGTCGGCAAATGTCTCGGCGTCCATGCCCAGCTCCACGCCGTCCGCGTTGCACGCGCTTGCCACGCAGCAATACACGAACATCAGTACGCCTTCCACGTCGCTGTCCTTCAGCTCCGACACCTCCATGCCTGTCAGGTGTTTGAATCTCAGCAGGGCACCCATCGTCACCCTGCAAGGCAATTCCTTGCCCTTCACCTTTATAGTTTTCTTTTCCATTTCCGAATAATTTTTTTAATCGTATTTCAATACGTCCGTTGCGTTCCGGTCATAACCGGTTTGTCCGGTTGTGGGACATTAGCCCCACAACCCGTCGGTCTCCGGCACCAGCCGGCTATCCGGCAGCAGCCGGCGATAATCCGCTGCCGCCCTCCACGGCCGTTACCGGGCCGCTGTTCTCGAGCGTGACGCTGTACTTGGCGTCGTCGCCCGCCGGGCCGTCCAGCTCCAGCTGCGTTATGATGAACGAGCCCTTGTAGCCGCCCGTCGTCTTGCCCTCGCGCGTGGTACCCTCGCGCAGGTTGTAGCTCGCCTCTATGGGTTCGCCCGCAAGCTGCTTGGCCTTGAGCTGGTCGTAGGTGGGCGTCTGGTCGTCGCCGTCGGTCAAAACGCAGCCCTCCGCCGTTATCGTCTCCGAGAAGCTCTTCACGAACTTCTCCTTCCACTTCCCCGCCGAGGCCTCTTTAGTAACGCGCTCGCCCGTCTCGGTGGTGGTGCTTATCTTGCACGTCGTCGAAAACCCTAACGCCGCGCCGCCTATGCTCAGTATGAGGTCGGTGCCGTCCAATACTTTTTTTGTTGCCATAACTATTTCTCTTTTTTGCGTTTCACAATCAATATTACCATACACACCGCCGCCACTCCGGCAGCCATGCCTTTCACGAACCACCCGGGCGGGCTTCCGCGCACCTCCTCCGGGCGTTCCACGCGCGTGGAGGCCAACGTGTCGCGCGCCGCCAAGACACTGCGGTAATGCTCCGCACGCCCGGCCCAGTAACTCACAGCGCGTTCCAGGCTGTCGCACGTCCCGCGCACCACTATCACGCCGCCCGCGCCACGCCGCACGTCCAACGACGCCCGCCCGCTACGCGCGGTGAATGCCGCGCCCTCCGGCAACGACAGCACACTGTCCGCCGCCACGGCCAGCAACGCCGTGTCCGACGACACCGCCTCACGCACCAACGCCGTTTCCGACGTCCTCCGCACTAAGCTGTCCGCCTCCACACGCAGCACTTCCGTCCGCACAGCCTCCGTCTTTCGGCTGCTCCCGCAGCCCGCCAAGCACAGGGCAGTCATCATGATACTTGCAGCTGTTCGCACGGTCGATGGCCTTCCTGAGGCGCGCCATCTCCCTGGTGTTGCGCGCAAGCTCCTTCTTCGTCTCGTTGAACTCATCCTTCAAGGGTTTTACTATGTTTTCCATCAAGATACGCGTGGCATGGTCCGCGTTGTCGAAACGCACCGACTCGGCCTCCGCCCTGGCTTTCTCGGCCTCCGCACCCGCCTGACGCGCCTTGCTGCGAAGCATTACAAGACCCGACACCGTGGCCACCAGACCGCCGCCCAACAACACGTTCAACAACTCGCTCCACATATCCGTCACGTTTTAATGAATAATACAAACCGTTTATTACGCCCGCCGCTTGCGCCCCGTCCGGTTGTGAGGCTGTAATGCCTCACAACCCGTTAGGAGCCGCGCTACGCAGCCGATTCATCGCGTCTCAAATTGCGCACCGGTCGCAACCGGTTTGCCCGGTTGTGAGGCTAATGCCTCACAACCCGTTAGGAGCCGCGCTACGCGGTCACCCGGCGCGCTACGCGCTCGCCTGCTGCGTTATCGTTATCGTCGCCTTCTTGCTGTTGTTCGCATTCAGTGTCAGCACTAAGCTGCCGCTCTTCTCATCGCCTTCGTTCGCCTCCGCCGAAATCTTCACGCCCGTCTCCGTCTCCTCGACCGAGAAACCCTCGGGCGCCGCGCCTACGGTGTACTCACCGCTCGCCGTCACCGCAACCTCCTTGCTGCCGCCCTCCGCCGGTATCTCCACGCTCGTCGGCTCAACGCTTATGCTGCCGTCGCTTGCGGCCTCGTAACCGCTGCGTATCGCAACACCCGCGTCGGCTTTCTTGAACATGCAGATAAAGTAATGGCGGAAGTTAATCTTGTTCCTCTGGTATTCCGGGTCGGTACCAGCCTCGCTGTAATACATCTTTGTCGAACCCGTCGCCTTGAACACGCGCGGCACGTAGAATGCGAACGAACACGGGAACTCGCCAGCCTCGGCCGCTGCCCCCACAGCCTTTTTCTTGCCCGCTGCAGTATACACCGGCGTGTTGCCGTACTCGTAGATGTCGAAGCCGTACAGGCGGCCTATCCTGCCGTCAGTCTGGTTGATGTTGTATTGCTCCTTGAACTTGCGGTCAACCATAAGCAGGTCGTTTACATGGTCGCTGCACAGGACGAGGCGTCGTTTGTCGGCCGGAACGTGCAAAGCGTCCAGTTCTGCCTTCATGCGGACCAAATCGGCCGGGGTGAGGCGCAAACGGCCGGTAGCGGCGTCGCGCTCGCCCGTGGTTACCAACACCGGCGTCTTCTTTGTATTCGACGACGGGCACAACGCATGTGCGGCCTTGGCGAACTTGGCGTCGTTTATTGCGTTGGAATGGCTCTCTTTCACACGGCTCATCTTGTCGTAGCTTATGGCATAGAGCTCGTCGTCCGTTATGGGTGTTACCTTCGTCTGGAACTTGTCGAGCTCTATGGCTATGTCGGCATCCTCAAGTGCCTGCAAGGGTATGGGGTAGGTAGTGTTGTTTATCAGCACCTCGGGATCGACACCCACGTCAACCAGGTGGATGATGTCGTTGTTTACCAGCGAGGAACTGTCGGGCACACCGTCGAGCCACGTGCCGGCAAGCAATCCGCGCAAGGCCTTCACTAATTCGCCCGTCCATATCTCCTTGTACACGCCGGCACGAGCCACGCCGGAGGGCAACGCACCGCCTGCAAGCACACCTATCATATTCATTCCTGCGGCCCCGGCCAGCGGCGAAAAGCCGCACAGCCTGGCAAGCAACACACCGGCCGTGCAGTTGAACAACACGGCTCCCAGCAACAAAATCACTTTCTTTCTCATTTTTCTTTACGTTTTTAAGGTTTCACTTTCATATCTCCGCGTCCATGCCGTATTCGGCCTTGTACAGACGCTTGTACTCGTCTGGCTGCTCCGCACGGAGCTTTGCAAGCTCACACTCGGGAACATCGCCCAGTTTCTTGTATTCATGCACCGTCGTGCCGACTGCCTTGTTGATGAGCGTGCTCACCTTTACACGTGGCGACATCGCTGCAAAGGTATTTTCCAAGTCCTCCACGCCCGTTTTCTTGCCAAGCTCCACGAACTGCTCTTTCTTGTCCGCGCCTATCAGGTTGTCGGCTATGGCTTTATCCACTACCGCCGTGATACGGCCCAGGCGCAGGGTCTCGTTCTCCTTGCGCAGCTTCTCCTCTTCCTGCTTCGAGGCCTGCAACTCCGCTAACTTCGACTTTATGGCCGACTCGTCCGCCGTCTCCGGCAACCCTAATAATAGGGCTAATGTCTTTTCTTCCATTTCCTTTCTTTTTGGTTTATTAATTTGATTCAACAATGGCAGGGCGCATTCGCCGTCCTTGCCTAACTCTATCAATGCGCCGTCCTTCTTCAGAACTATCGCATCGTCGTTCGCGCCGATGTCTACCACCGACACCTCATATAGCTTGCTCTTGGTTATCGTCGGACGCGTCTGACCGTCCAACAAAACGGACTTCTCCGAACTCGTCTCCAATATGTCCACGCCTACACTTACCATTCTTAGGCTGCCGAACTCATACTGCTTCTTGCAACGCTGTGACAACTCCGTGGCCTCGTCAAACTCTAACTCACCGGTCAACTCGCCGTTCTCGCATTGCAGGTTCTTCACCATGCCTATCACCTGCCCGCGACCATGCATGTATAGCAGCACGGGGTTACGCTCGTATTGCTTCGTGTCCATACCGGCTGTCAGTATGCGGGTACCGTAGCTGTTCAGGCTGTCGTTTGTCAATCTTACTCTCTTACCCATTTCATTGCTTTGATTTTCACTTGCAATATTAAATACTAATTGTCTAATATCCAAAATTGTATGAAACACATACACTCTTCCTTGAAACCTGTGCGCCGATTCTTGCACACGTGACTTGATTAAAGCAAATTTGTATCACAAAACTCATCTTTGTAGGCTTTTACAAAGCCTACTGATACTAAAACAGGTAAACCAAATGACAAAAGCTGACAACGAAAAGAAAAAGTCGCTCGCGCGCTCGCTATACATGGCGGGCATGGAGTTACAGGAGATAGCGGGAAAGGTGGATGTGTCGCGCGTAACGATGTCTAAGTGGTGTGCGGCGGGTGGTTGGAAGGAAGCCAGGGCTGCCAAGAATGTCACACGGCCCGAACTCGTCAACAAGCTGCTCCTCACCATCGACACGCTCATCACACAGGTCAACGAATCGGGCGACCCCACACTCGCGGCCGGCCTCGGCGACAAGCTGGCAAAACTCTCGGCTGTCATCGAAAAACTCGACAAGAAAGCCAACGTGGTCGACACCATAGAAGTATTCATGGCTTTCTCCAAATGGATAGAATACCGCTCGGCCACCGACCCCGGAGTGACACCCGAACTCATCAAGGCTATCAACAAATACCAGGACCTCTATATCACGGAGCAAATGGGCATAAAGTAAAGGAGGTGGCAAATGGCTACGGCAACTGAAAAGAAACAGGCTTACCTTCTGTGGCAGGAACACTGCAAACGCGTGCAATCCATTACCGACACCGCGCTGCTCGCAAAGGAAACACCCGAAATGCGTGCCAGGCGCATAAGGAGGCTGCTATCCAACTATGCGGCGTTCTGCGAATACTACTTCCCACACTTCCTCACACTGCGCGACAAAACCACCGGCGAAGTGCTCAGAACCATACACAACGCACCATTCCACAACGAAGCGGCACGCAAGATACGTTCCACACCCGACCTCAAGGCCGTTTTCATGTGGCCCCGCGGGCACGCCAAGTCGACACACATGGACATATTCATTCCGCTCTGGCTGATGTTCCAGCCCAAAAGGCTCATCAACTTCATGGTAGTAGTGGGGAAAAGCGAAGACGCCGCCGTGCGTTTGTTGGGCGACATACAGGCAGAACTCGAACACAACCAGCGCCTCATTGCCGACTTTGGCAAGCAGCGCGCCTCGGCCTCGTGGCAGGAAGGGGAGTTCAAAACTGCGGGAGGCGTGAAGTTCCTTGCATGCGGACGGGGACAGTCGCCACGCGGACTGCGCGACCGGGAGGCAAGGCCAGACTACATCGTCATTGACGACCTCGACGACGACGAACTGTGCCGAAACGAAAAACGCGTGCACGACCTCACCGACTGGGTGCGAGAGGCACTCTTCGGCGCTTTGGACGTGGGGCGAGGACGATTCATCATGATAGGAAACCTCATAAGCAAGAACTCCGTCCTCTACAACATCGCACACACCAAAGGAGTCTTCCTGTCAAGGATACAGGCCGTCGACCGCGACGGAAATCCCGTCTGGAAAGAGAAATGGACAAAGCAAGAGGCACAGCTCTACCGCGACTTCGTGGGATACCGTGCCTGGGAAAAGGAAATGATGCACAACCCCATTACCGACGGCACCATATTCCGGGCAGAATGGATACGCTATAAGAAAATGCTGCCACTCAGGCGATACGAACAACTCGTGTGCTACACCGACCCCTCCTTCAAGTCCTCTACAGCCAACGACTACAAGGCCTCGCGACTCTGGGGAAAAACAGGGCAAGAACTCCACCTCCTCGACTGCTACGTGCGACAGGACACCGTAACCGGAATGGTACGCTGGCTCTACGACCTCTACGAACGCACGCGCGACGAGGCGTCGGTGCTCTTCTTCATGGAGGCCAACTTCATGCAGGACATCATACTCGACGAATTCACCGAGGAGGGCAAACGACGGGGATACCAGCTGCCAATAACGCCCGACATGCGCAAGAAACCCGACAAGCTGCAACGCATCGAGGCCGTCTCACCGCTATGGGAAAGAGGCTTCGTCTTCTACAACGAAGCACTGAAGGACTCACCCGACATGCAGGTCGGGATAGAACAGACACTCGCACTCGAACACGGCTCGAGATACCACGACGACGCACCCGACGCCGACGAGGGGGCAATTTGGATACTCCAGAAACACACAAGACAACAAATTTACAAACCGAGGATCGGCATGAGAAGCCACACCTCAAAAAACTCATGGTAAAATGTACACAGCAATCAGACAACTAATTTTCGCCTGGCATTACAGGCGAGCCGTGAAAAAGGCCGTCACACTATCCAAGACATACGGCATGAAGTTTTATGTCCTATACCTGAACGGACGATTGCGTATCGTCCCCAAACAGGCAATACGCGAACTCATCGCACGACACCGCTTCCGGAAGGGCACCACCATCGCCGACATTGAAAAACGAGCACTCTTCATCACACACTGAAAGACGTAGAGACGCGATTCATCGCCTCTCCCGCCTTAAGTTCGTAACAAACATTTAGAGCTCCACGACAAGGGGCGGCTATAATGCAGGGATTAATTATAAAAACAACAAATCATGTTCATAACAGAAGAAGATTACAAGGTCGTCATCGGCGACGCCGCACTCAAAGTCATCTCCCAAGTATCACCCGAGAACCGGGCCAACGCAGAAGCCGAAGCACAAGAGGAAATCGCAGGATACCTGCGGCCGAAATACGACTGCACGGCACTGTTCGACGCCGGGGGAGACCAACGCAACCGACTCGTCGTCATGTACTGCTGCGACATCGCACTCTACCACATGAGCGCCTCGCTGCCCCAGAAAATGGGCTCCGAGATACGAGAGGAACGCTACAACCGCGCAATAAAATGGCTCGAAGGAGTACAGGCCGGCAAAATCGTTCCCGACCTGCCCGTCGTCCTCGACGAGGACGGACAGCCAATAACCGGCACATTCAGCTACGGATGTCAGAAAAAACAACATTATAACTGGTAACATCTTTTCATCATGGGTATCATCAACAATCTCAAACATATCTTCGCCACAAACGACAACCGCAACCACCACAACCCCACACCGCAAGTACTGCACACTAAATACGGCGACTTCAACCTCGCCAAGGACGACGACCGCAAGAAAGTCAGAAAGATAGTTGTCAACCTCCAGCGCACCACCGACGCACTCACACGAAAGGACATCGGAGACTGGAGGCGCGCATGGCAACTCGCCATAAACGTCGACCACCCCAACAGGCAGCCACTCTACGACATCTACCGCGACGTCGACGCCGACCTGCACCTCTCGGGATGTGTCGACCAGCGCAAGGGATTCGTGCTCGCACGCTCCTTCAAACTCGTCACAACCGACGGAAAAGAGCAGCAAGAGGCCGCGCACTACTTCAAACAGGAATGGTTCCGCCACCTGCTCAAGCTCGCACTCGATTCCGTTTACTGGGGGCACTCGCTCATCGAACTGGGAAACGTCGTCACCGACGGCGACGGCTGCCGCTCATACGACAGCGTAAAACTCATACCGCGAAAACACGTCATACCCGAATACGGACGTATCATAACCGACCTCGGACAGGACTGGACTACAGGAATCGAATACCGCCGGCCACCGTTCGCACAATGGCTCATCGAAGCCGGACAACCCGACAACCTCGGTAAATACCTCAAGGCCGCCATACAAACCATACCCAAGAAAAACGCACTCGCATTCTGGGACACATTCGCCGAAATTTTCGGAATGCCCATGCGCATAGCCAAAACAACCACACGCGACGAAAAGGAACTCGCCAAAATGGAACGCATGATGGACAGCATGGGGGCAAGCCTATGGGGGGTGTTCCAGGAAGGAACGGAAATAGAAGTCGTCGAAAGCACCAAGGGAGACGCCTTCAACGTGTACGACAAACGCATAGACCGCGCCAACTCCGAACTATCCAAACTCATCGTAGGACAGACGATGACCATTGAGGACGGCTCGTCGCTCTCACAGTCGCAAACACACCTCGAAGTACTCGAAAACCTCATACAGGACGACCGGAACATGCTCGCCGACATAGTGAACAACCAGCTCATACCGCGCATGGTCAAACACGGCTTCCCCGTTAAGGGACTCCGTTTCAAATGGAACGACGCGGTCGACTACACACCGGAGCAACAGGTGGCATTCGAGACCATGGTGTCCGACCGCTACGAAGTAGACCCCAAGTATTTCGCGGAAAAATACAACATGCCAGTGGGGCAGCGACGAAACAACGCGCCACTTACCCCGCCCGATGACACGGACAACAAAGGCGGCAAGGGCAAACAAACGAACGCACACCCTTTTTTCGACTGAGCCCCGATGAATTATCGTGCAAGGCGAACGCAATGGAGCTTCCTCCAATTGCTGGGCCGAAGCCGATAATGCGTCTCGGAAGAGACGAATATTCGGGGCTGCACCGACGATACGCCGGACTCCTCGGCAACACACTGCTTCTCAAGCAGGACAACAACATTCCCGAACACCAGCTACGCGAACTGCTCCAGCGATTCCGCAATATGATGCGCGCACTATTTAACGAAAAGGGGGCTTCGCTGCGAATCGAAATCCTCGCCGAAAAACCCGCGCAGGACTTCATACGGACACATACCGACACGCTCGACTCCGCATTCCGACAGGTCGAAATGTCCCACACAATGCGGCAACAACTCAGCCGCTCCAACTACGTCTTCTCCGGACTTAAAACATTCCACGAACTCAACGAGGCCTTCCCGTCGCTTTTGGATGAGAACGGCAACAGGAAAACATTTGAACGCTTTTTGAAAGACGTTCAAAAGATAGACGAGACATACAACCGCAACTACCTCCGTGCCGAGTACAACTTCGTGCACGCCTCGGCGGGCATGGCAGCACGCTGGGAGGAATTCGCACGGGACGGCGACGACTACCTCCTGCAATACCGCACAGCCGGAGACGGCAAGGTGCGCCCGGAGCACGCCGCACTAAACGGCGTGACGCTCCCACCCTCCGACACATTCTGGGACGAATACTACCCGCCCAACGGGTGGAACTGCCGCTGCACCGCAGTCCAGGTGCGCAAGGGCAAATATACCGAGACACCTCGTGAACAGGCTATCGAAAGAGGCAAAGAGGCACTTGCCGGAGACAAAAAAGGCATGTTCCGATTCAACCCCGGAAAACAGCGGAAAGCCGTGCCCGACTACAACCCATACACCACATCGCGCTGCCGCGACTGCGACATAGCCAAGGGCAAAGACCGTGCAAACGAGGGCAAAACAAAGCTCGCCAAGGAGTTCATCCCCGACAACGAACTCTGTGTCGCCTGCCGGCTGATAAGGAAAAGGGCAAAAACAAAAGAAGCCATCCAACTACAACGAAAGGAAATCAAAGTATGGGCTAAGGAAAACCTCGCAGGCAGAACTGTGTCGGTACAAGGAATACCACACCCGATAGAGTTTACCATGAATGGAGTCAAGGAAACCTTGAATCAACCACACAGGTACGTCAGAGCCAAGAACGAAGCACTTCGGAATATTTTGTCGCTATTGCAAAACGGCACACACGTGTTGGAAAAAGCGGACGACAAGGGAAATCCCATGGTAAAAAAGTACCACTACATCAGGATAGACGTTGCAGGAAAATCTTCTTTTGCGGTTATCAGGGAACTTACCGATGGCAGGTGCCAGTTCTATTCTATTGTGGATAAACTAAGAAAGAAAGGAAGCGGTTAAAGCCTTTAGCGAAGGATCTGCAATCCAACCCAGTACTTCAATCGCTCCTTTTATGCCACAAAAATACAAATTTATTTCTATATAAATGTAGAAAACATACTCAAATAACTGGGGGGAATTGCTTTCTTTTTTCATTTTGCTGGATAGCATAAAA